GGGGGAGGCTCGGAATGACGGGGAGAGAAGGGGGAGGACGGCGGGGGTGGGGAGGCACCGGCTGGCACGGGTGCATTTCCGGGTGTACCGGGATGTGGCGGCGCGGGTGTTGCGGCGGGAGGTGAACGACGTGGGGAACGCGGCGCGGCGGATGCTGGGGGGACAGAGAGACGCGCAGTCGTTCAGCTTGTGGCTGGGGGAGTTTTACCGGGAGCATCCGGAGTTCGTGACGCGGAATTTCGCACCGCTGGCAGGGAGTTACGGCGAGCTGGTGGCGGCGGATGCGCAGGAGGAGATCGGGGCGGAGGCGGAGTTTTCGCCGGAGCTGGAGCGGTGGGTGCGGGCGTACGTGGAGGCGTTTGGGGCGCGGCATTCGGGGATCAGCGAGGCGAGGGTGCGGGCGGCTCTGGAGGATGCGCTGGATGGCGGTGGCGATCTGTTGGAGGCGGTGGAGGGGGAGCTGGACGGTTGGGAGGAGGACCGGGGCGAGGAGACGGCACGGTGGGAGACGGTGCGGTTCTGCAACGCGGTGGCGGTGGCGGTGTTCACGTTCGGCGGGATCTTGTATAAGCGGTGGGCGACGGTCGGGGATAATTGCCCGTTCTGTAACGGGTTGGACGGGCAGGTTGTGGGGATCAGCCGGTTTTTCATCGACGCGGGGACGGATTTGACGGATGGGGACGGCGGGGTGATGCATATCGGGCACAACGTGGGGCATCCGCCGGCGCACGATGGGTGCGATTGTATGGTGGTGGCGGGGTGAGCGAGTCAGCGATGGTGACAGGGGTGCCGACAGCTCCGGCCAGGCCGGGGCGGTAGGTGTCACCACGGGCACTACAACGGATTGGGAAAGGAACGGATGATGGGTGACGTGACGATGGCGTTCGGGGCGACGTTGCAGAGCGGGGCGACGGCGACGGGGAACGGGACGGAAATGAATGTGGGCGGGTTGCCGGTGGTGGGGTTGCAGGTGACGGGGATCACTACGGCGACGATCACGTTCGAGGGAACGGTGGACGGGTCGAATTGGGTGGCGGTGCGGGCGTTGAATTTGGGGACGGGGGCGGTGGGGACGACGGCGACGGCGGACGGGCTGTACCAGGTGCCGGTGGCGGGGCTGGATGAGTTGCGGGCGAGGATCAGCGCGTATACGACGGGGACGATCACGGTGGTGGGGAAGGGTGTGGTGCACGGGCCGGGGTTGGCGTTGACGGCATAACATGGATTCTCACGGATTGCACGGATCAGATGGGGACAGCGCGGCGACAGGGCGGCGTGGATCCACGTGAAGCTGGAGCGGAGGTTGTCACCACGAGTGTACAAGGATCGGGAGGTTGAAATGAGCAAGCGGATGTTCCGGGTTGGGGGCGGGGCGGTGGTGGTGTTGGTGATGGTGGCGGTGTTGGTGGGGTGTCTGGGGACGCCGACGCCGGTTTCGCCGGTGCCTACACCGATTTCTCCATTGCCCACGGAGGGGTCACCGGTGGCTACGGCGACGCCGCGGCCGTCGCCGGTGAGTGGCGACAGGGATATTGGCGATCTGGCGGCTGCAGGACGTGGGTTTGTCACCACGTCGGCGCGGCAGGATGTGGTGATCGCCTGGGATGATCTGGCTATGTCGGAGGGGTGGGTGCAGCTCGGAGTAGAGAGCGTGGACGTGGTGGGGGATGAGATCGTGGCGGTGGTGCGGTCGTCAACGGGTGAGACGTGGACGTTCACGGATACGGTGGAGAACGAGAGTGTGGAGATCCCGAGTATGGATTACCGGCTGGATTGTAGTTACAAGCTGATCCAGTTTGACGAGGTGCTCCAAACGGGAACGATCATCAACGCGGTGCAACCGCTGACCGACACGGAGTTGTACGATCCGGCTGCCATCCCGGGGGCCGGGGTTTACGCCACGATTGAGTACGAACTGGCGACAAATTTCATCGGGGTGGCGGAGTTGTGGGAGCGCTGTTGCTGGGTAGCGAGCGATCCGTGGCCGGATGTCTGCGTGCTGGTTCCGGGTGGGACGCAGGATGCAGATGGGTACTGGTTGGTCAATTTGGTGGATGGCGCGGCGGGGGCAGAACGGGTGTGGTTGCCGAAGGTAGGACGGACGAAGGTGAAGTGATGTCAGTAATCAAGAATCATCATACACCGACGAAAGGCGGAGCGTGGGACGGGCCCGGGAATGAGAAGAAGCTGCGGAGCGGGGAGAGCGCGTCGTATTATGCCAAGATGTACGCCTGGCGGGACCCGGATGGTGACGAGGGCACGAAGGGGGCGTACAAGTTCCCTCATCACTTTGTTGACGGGGACGGTGAGCCAGGGGCGGCCTCGATCAAGGGTTGCCAGACGGGGATCGCGGTGCTGAACGGGTCGATGGGGGGGGCAGATATCCCGGACGGGGACCGGAAGGGAGTGTGGAATCACATGGCGACGCATTTGCGGGATGGGGATGTGGAGCCGGCGGAGCTGAACTCTAGGCACGGATTGCAGGACAGCAGCGGATTCGAGGGATTGGAGAGGCGGGCGTTTCCGATCTCGGAGTTGCGGGTGGTGGAGGAGGAGGGGAGATCTCCGCGGATCGAGGGGTATGCGGCGGTGTTCGATCAGCGGAGCGAGGATCTGGGGGGGTTCGTGGAGGAGATCGATCCGGGGGCGTTTGCACGGACGTTACGGGAGGCTGACGTGCGGGCGCTCTGGCAGCACAATGTGGGTTACGTGCTGGGCCGGATGAGGAGCGGGACGCTGCGGGTGTGGACGGATCAGCGGGGGTTACGGTTCGAGGCTGAGCCGCCGGACGCGCAGTGGGCGCGAGATGCGTTGGTGACGATGCGCCGGGGGGACGTGGATCAGGCATCGTTTGGTTTCTGGACACGGATGGATCATTGGTCAAACGAGGATGGTGAGATCGTGCGGCGGTTGCTGGACGTGGATTTGTTCGACGTGAGTCCGGTGACATTTCCGGCGTATCCCCAGACGAGCGCGCAGGTGCGGGCTCGGGTGGTGGAGTTGCAGGTGACCGGCGGAGGGCAGGGGCCCGGGCCGGATGGCGGCGAGGAGGAGAGGTCGCGGGCGCGGCTGGATCTGGATCGTCGCCAGTTGGAGTTGGCAGAGTTAGAAATCCTTGGAGGTGAGTGATGAATATTCGGGAGTTGTTGGCGAGGCGGGCCGGGCTGATCCATGAGGCTCGGGCGATCCTCGATCTGGCAGATGGAGATGGGCGGGGGCTGACGGATGAGGAGCAGCAGCGGTACGACGCGCTGATGAACGACGTGACGCAACTGACCGAGGACGTGGAACGGCGGCAGCGGCTGGAGGCGTTCGAGCGCGGGCTGGAGCAGTCGGCGCAGGATCCGATTCTTCCTCATCCAGGTGACCCGGGCGCCGGCGATGGAAACCGGATGGCGTTCCAGTTTGTGTCCCGAGGCCTGCGGGAGGTGAGCGAGGTCGGGGCGGAGATGCTGGAGGAGCCGGCGTGGCAGCGGTTGTTCCGCTTCACCGAGGAGCCGTACGTGGCGTCGTATCGGAACTGGATGCGGGTGGCACAGATGTCGAACGACCAAGTGCGCGCGCTCCAGGCAGATGCGGATACGCTGGGCGGGTATCTGGTGACGCCGATGCAGTTCGTGGACCGGTTGATCCAGGCGGTGGACAACCTGGTGTACATGCGCCAATGGTCGACGATCTATTCGGTGCCGAATGCGGAGAGCCTGGGCGCACCGAGCCTGGATACCGACCCGGCAGATCCGACGTGGACGAGCGAGCTGCTGATCGGGAGCGAAGATTCTTCGATGGCGCTGGGGCGGCGCGAGTTGAATCCGCACCCGCTGGCAAAGTACATCAAGGTTTCGCGGAAACTGTTGCGGAAGGTGCCGGACGTGGAGGCGCTGGTGCGGCAGCGGTTGGGGTACAAGTTCTCGGTGGTGATGGAGAACGCGTACCTGAACGGGACCGGGGCGGAACAGCCGCTGGGGATATTTACGGCGAGCGACGACGGGATCAGCACGAGCCGGGATGCGAGCACGGGGAACACGACGACGGAGATGCGGTTCGACGGGCTGATCGAAGCGAAGTACACGTTGAAGCAGCAGTACTGGCCACGGGCGAAGTGGCTGTTCCACCGGGATGGGGTGAAACAGATCGCGAAGCTGAAGGACGGGAACGGCCAGTACCTGTGGCGGGAGAGCGTGCGGGTGGGGGAGCCGGACCGGGTGCTGGGTTTCCCGGTGTTCATGAGCGAGTATGCGCCGAATACTTTTACCACCGGCTTGTACGTGGGGATCCTGGGCGATTTCTCGTACTTTTGGATCGCGGACAGCCTGGGGATGGAGATGCAGCGGCTGGTGGAGCTGTACGCTGCGACTAACCAGGTGGGGTTCATCGGCAGGATGGAGAGCGACGGGATGCCGGTGTTGGAGGAGGCGTTCGTGCGGGTGAAGCTGGCCTGACACGGACTCGAGGACAGTAACGGTTGGATGTGGTGACACGGGGAGCCGGTCGACGAGGGACCCGGGTCACCACTACATAGGAGGTTTGCGGTGAATCTGAGCAATGCTGTGAAGGTTACGAAGGTGATCGCGGCGGCGGCCGCAGGGACGGGTACGAGTAACGGGACGATCCTGGATATGTCGAGGTTCGAGGGGGTGATGTTCGTCGGCGGGGCGATGGGGACGGCGAACGCGGGGAACTATATCAAGGCGCAGCAGGATACGGCCAGCGGTGGCGGGACGATGGCGGATCTGGAGGGAACGAAGATCACGCCAGGGGATAACGACGATTCGATCTGCCTGGATTTGTACCGGCCGCTGGAGCGGTACGTGCGGGCCGTAGTGGTCCGGGGAGCGAGTTCGACGCTGGGGGATGTGTATGCGATCCAGTATGGGGCAGGGAAGCCACCAGTGGATAACGCGGATGAGGTGGATACGGAGCTGCACGTGAGCCCGGCGGAAGGGACGGCCTAACGCGGATCTCAGGACAATAACGGGTGGAGGAGTGGTGACATCGGTGGCCAACCTGGTTGCTGCAGGTGTCACCATTCCTACCCACTACAACGGATTGGGAAAGAAACGGATCGGATGGTGACAGGTGATCGCGCTCGAGCGAGCGATCGTGTTGCCACGACGACATGAGGACGGAGGCGAGATGAACGAGAGCAAGAGATGGACAAAGGCGGCCGGCGCGGTGGCGGTAGTGGTGTTGCTGCTGGCGCTGGTGTTGAGCGGGTGTGGCGAGACGGAGGAGGCTGTGCCGCGGAGTTATAGCTGCGCGGTGTACACGGAGCAGGGGTGCGCGAAGTACGTGGTGGCGTCCGGAGGGGAGCTGGAGGTGCAGAGCGGGGGGACGATCGATATTCAGGATGGCTCCACGGTGACGTTCGATGGCGGGATGGATTTGAACGGGGCGGCGCTGACGATCGACGCGGACGCGGATACGACGCTGGTGGCCTCGGATGACGACGTGGTGTCGATGACGGTGGGTGCGGCGGCCGGCTATTTCGACGTGCTGACCGGGAACCTGAAGGTGGGCGATGGGACACCGGATACCTCATTGGATGGGGAGGATGCGTACGTCGAAGGGACGTTCGAGGTGGACGGGGCGGTGAACATCGAC